GCCACAGCCTTTAGATCCGTCTACAGAAAACCAAGAAGCGAGTAAAGCAGCAGCAGGACAGGGACAAATGAAGGCGTTTCCTGACCAAGATCATGATGCACACATCGCAGTGCATTCTGCGTATATGAATAGTAAGGTTGCACAGTTACAACCTGCTTTGTTGATGACGTTAGAAAAACATATTTATGAGCATTTAGGTATGAAAGCCCAAGTAGCACACGATCAACAAATGGCACAGGATCCACAGGCACAACAACAGCAGCCTCAGGAACACGCTAAGATGATTGCCCAGATGCAAGCACAGTTAATTGCTGAGTATCAGAAAACGCAACCACCTGCAGAAGAAGAAGATCCACTTGTACGCATAAAAGAGCAAGAGTTGCAGTTACGTCAACAAGAAATGGTAGCTGACCAACAAAGCGATCAGCAGAAACTTGCGTTAGACCAACAACGTGCTCAACAAACTTTCCAGTTAGGGCAGGATCGTATAGATAGTACCGAAGATATAGCCCAGATGCGAGCTCGTATTGCTTTGCAGAAACAAAGTCAGACTAGGGGGTAATATGTCTAAGAAGAAAAAGAAAACTAAAGAAAAAGGGAGGCTTCACGTTGCAATTATTATTGGCGAGAATCAAGATATTGATAGAGGATCTAGGGGCAGCGACCGTCAAGGTCTGTATCACGGTGGGCAACCTGAGTTTATGGGGAGTGCCTATCCTTCAGCCGATACTGACAGGATTAGTCGTGGTGGTGGTGCTGCGTTTGCTGGGATAAAATTTAGAGGAGTAAAATAAATGGGCGTATTTGATAAGCTAGGTGATTTTCTTGACCAAATTCAAACAACCGAACAATATACAAACGACACTTTGAAAAATGATGGGGGTAAAAAATCTAAAAACGCCAAAAATCCTCGTTATCCTGTTGCTGAACAGAAGCAAGGCGAAAGAGCAAGAATAAAAAAAGAATTGAATGATTCTTTTATTGCTATGTCAAAAGAAGTAAGAAGAAAAAAAGGTAAAGGAGGGCGATAAAATGGATAAACGATTAAAGCAGCTTGTGCAGTTAGCTGAAGAGGGCAATGAAGAAGCAGCCTCTGATATTGCAAAAGAATTTCCGGCACAGTTTGAAAAAATATTTGGTATTCCTATGCCTAAGTTGGTTAAGAAACGCAGCGGTGGTATTATTGAAAGTAAAGCTCCTAAAAGAACTCGACCCCAAGGAGTAAGAGCTGCCCAGAAAGGTTTCGGTAAAGCTTATTTGTCATGACAGAATTTGATAAAGCAGATTTAAACAACAACTCAACTATTGAGCGCGGTGAATGGAACTTACTTGCGCTTGAAGATCGTAGGCTTGAAATACATGACCAAGACTTAAAACGAAATGCAGAGCGTAGGTTTACGGGCTTTGCATTAGCTGGGATGTTAATTTATCCGTTTATTATTCTTTTTGCTTCTGTTCTAGGTTTTGACAAAGCCGCTACGCTTATCACAGACATAGCCTCTGTTTACGTTATCGCGGCATCTGGGGTTGTCGCTGCCTACATGGGATTCAATGCTTACTCTGCAAAGACTGATAAAAAAACATCAAGTATAAAAATGGAGAAGTAAAATAGATAATGATATTATCATTGAGCAACAAGCTTCCACAATAGGGACTAAAACAATAAACATTGGGACAGGTGGCTCAAGTGATATTGAAGCAGGGATCGAATTTATTTACCATATGCGTGAGCATTTGTTAGATATTGGCGTAGCTACCGTTTACGGTCTTACTGTGTTTGCTTTGGTTATGTGGCTGAAAAAGAAACTTTCTTAAGGAAACAGAAATGAGTTTAATTACTTCTTTAATTGGTCCTGTGTCTGGAATTTTAGACAAGGTGATTCCTGATTCTGATATGAGGGCTAAGTTGGCACACGAAATTGCCACAATGTCCGATACTCATGCCCAACAAGCTCTGCTCGCACAGCTAGAAATAAACAAAGCAGAGGCTGCGTCTGGTAGTTTATTCAAGGGGGGTTGGCGACCTTTTGTGGGATGGATATGTGGCATTGCTTTGTTGTATCATTTTATTTTGACACCTTTAATTTTGTTTGCAGTTGGTCTTTCAGGAGCGACTATACCCCCTTTGCCTGAATTTGATATGAGTAGCCTAATGACGGTGTTGATGGGTATGCTTGGTTTAGGTGGATTAAGAACTTATGAGAAACAAAAAGGATTAACAAAATGAAAATGATAGACATCGGTACAAACATGGCAGGAGACCCTGTTTACAATGTTGTGAATGAAGATGGAACGTTGTTTAAAACTACGATTTATACAAAGGCAGAAGCCCAAGCTATTATTGTTGGTGATACTACTGATCCAGAAATAATTGACGCAACGGCTAATATCGTTATAACTACCACCTTTTCTGATGAACCTGACTACATGTCCATGAGTAAGATCGAGCTTGAAAAGTTAATGCGTATGCACGATGTTGAATTAGACAGACGAAAAACAAAAGAACAACTACTAACGGAAGTGCAAACTTTTTTTGAGGAGACTAAAGAGTGAATGCTAATTTTGACAAATGTTTAGAAATGCTTCTTGAACATGAGGGCGGTTTTGTAAACCACCCCCGTGATCCTGGAGGTATAACTAATCTTGGCGTTACTAAGCTCACTTATGAACGGTGGCTTGGTAGATCTGTAACTGAGCAAGAGATGCGTGATCTAACAGTAGAGCAGGTAGCTCCGATCTATAAAAACCAATACTGGGATAAATGCAAATGTGATGATTTGCCTAGTGGGGTTGATTGGTCTGTTTTTGATTGGGCTGTAAACTCTGGTCCAGGACGTAGTGCTAAAGCTTTGCAGGGAATTATAGGAGCAACCCAAGATGGGGGTATTGGTCCGCAGACTTTAAAGCTTGTGGAAAAGCACAGCCCTAAAGAAATGATAGAAAAAATGCACGATAAACGGCAGGGGTTTTACGAAGGTTTGAAAACATTTGATACGTTTGGCAAAGGGTGGTCACGCAGAAACCTTGAGACCCGAGAAAAAGCTCTAGAGTTATTAGCATGAATGAGCTTTACATTTATGAAAATATGCTTAAAAATGTTCGTGATAGGCAAAGTCTGATACAAGAATCTTTATGTTTTGGTCCTGTAACAGATTTTACTTCGTTTAAAGAACTACGAGCTCGGCTTGATGAGCTTGCTAAAACAGAACAGGATTTAAAAGACCTGCTAAATAAGGTGAACAAAGATGACTAAAACACTATATGTGCCAGATTATATTGCTAAGAAAAACAAAAAAGAAAAACAAAAAGAAGAAGGCGAGCTTGAAAAAGCCTATGTATCATCAGAAGATAGATACTTAGAACCTTCTAAACTTACCGAAAGTGCCTTAGATAAATTACCCCAACCTACAGGTTGGCGTCTTTTGATATTGCCGTTCCAAGGCAAAAAACAAACAACAGGCGGTATAATTGTTCCTGATGAAATTAGAGAACGCGAAGCCGTTGCCACTGTATGTGGTTATGTATTGAGAGTTGGTCCATTAGCGTACCAAGACTCTAATAAATTTGGCGAAGATGCTACTCCTTGGTGTCAAGAAAAGGATTGGGTATTGTTCGGCAGATATGCGGGAAGTAGATTCAAAATCGAGGGTGGAGAAGTCCGCATTCTTAATGATGACGAGATAATAGCTCGCATTAATAGCCCTGATGATATTTTGCACCTTTAATTACATGGAGTAACCATGCCACAAGCAGCACAAAAACAAGACCAAGAGGTCGAAGAAAAGGAAACCGACGAAATTGAAGTCGAAGTTCTTGAAACCGATGAGCAAGAAAAACCTCAAGCTGAAGCTGAAGTTGAATCAAAACCAGAACAATCTGGTGATGAACTAGAGCAGTATAGCGAAGGGGTTAAAAAACGAATCAGCAAGCTTACAGCTAAAATGCGTGAAGCGGAGCGTCGTGAACAGGCAGCTTTGCAATACGCACAGTCTGCTAAAAAAGAGCTTGAAGAAAACCAAAAGAAAAATCTTTCTTTAGATAACTCATTTGTTAAAGAGTTTGAAAATAGAGTACAGTTACAAGATCAACTTTATAGAAATACTTTGAAAGAAGCTATTGATAGAGGCGATGTTGATGGTCAAGTAGAAGCTCAAAGACAACTGGCTAATGTAGCCTCGCAAAATGACAAGCTTGCGATGGTAAAGCAACAGCAAGAGCAACGAGCTCAACAACCTGTTCCTGTTCAACAACCGATGCAACAGCAACAACAACCTGCCCCACCTGATCCTAAAGCTACGGCATGGGCAGATAAAAATGACTGGTTCGGCACAGATGAGCCTATGACCCTGACTGCTTTTTCTATCCACAAAACTTTAGTGGAAGGCGAAGGGTTTGATCCGCATAGTGATGACTACTATGCTGAGGTTGATAGGCGAATTAGGCAAGAGTTCCCTCATAAATTTGGTGGTGCCACTCGGCAAAGTGGTCCTGTTGTTGCCTCCGCAAGTCGTGGTGGGCAGAAAAAAGGCAAACAAAAGATACAATTGACGAAATCTGAGGTTGCAATCGCCGATAAACTTGGTGTATCTTATGAACAATATGCGAGACAAAAAGCTCGTATGCAGAATACGTGAGGATAAAATTATGAATGATAGAAGCCCACGCTCTTCCCAAACAAGGGAAAAAACCGTCCGCAATAAACCGTGGACACCCCCGTCGCAATTAGACGCTCCAGACCCTCCAGAGGGCTACGTTCATCGATGGGTCCGTGAATCAGTCATGGGCTTTGATGATAAAAAGAACCTTTCTGCTCGGCTTCGCGAAGGCTTTGAATTAGTTCGTGCTGATGAGTACCCAGACTTTGAAGCTCCTACCGTCCAAGACGGTAAACACGCAGGTGTTATTGGAGTTGGCGGTTTAGTGCTCGCAAGAATCCCTAAAGAAACAGTTAGTCAACGATCAGCTTACTTCCGAGGTCAAACTCAAGACCAAATGGATGCAGTTGACAACGATCTTATGAGGGAAAATCACCCATCCATGCCTATTAGCAAACCTGATAGGCAATCTCGTGTAACCTTCGGAGGGGACAAAACCTCTGAGTAATTTTTAGGAGACTAATCCATGGCGAATACAGATTCACCTTTTGGGTTGAGACCTCATAACAAATTAGGGTCAACACCGAACGGAAACGGTTTAACGTCTTACAAAGTGCAGATCAACGGTACAGCAGGATCATCTAGTTCTATTTTTCAAGGTGACATGGTAATTCCTCTGGCTAACGGTCTTGTCGATGTAAGTGCAGCGGACGGTGGTTCAGTGGCGATTCTTGGTGTTATGGCAGGTTGTCAATATACCGATCTGACGGGCAAACCCGTCTTTGATAATAGCTATCCTGGGACATCTTCATTAAAATCAGGCACAGAAGCTACTGTGTTTGTTTATGATGATCCACATCAGGTTTATGAAGTTCAATGCGATGCAAGTTTAACAAACTTAGTGACAGCTACAGCTTTAATCCACGGAAATGCCGAAGGCACAGGATTTGGATCAGAGCAAGCAAATGGTATCTCAAGTGGTGAGATTTCAGTAGCTTCCGCAGGTGCAACAACTAATACTGACAATTTTAGAGTTGTTGGTTTTAAAGATGTTCCAAGCATTGATTACGCAGCAGCAGGAGTTGTAGCTTTAGTTAAACTAAATCTACCGTTCCATGTTGCTACAACTGGCATATAAGGAGATAAGATATGGCTATAGCAAGATCCCAACTCCTTAAGGAATTAGAGCCTGGACTTAATGCTCTATTCGGACTGGAGTATGATCGGTATGACAATGAACACGCCGAGATTTACGAAACTGAATCTTCAGACAGAGCGTTTGAAGAAGAAGTAATGTTAAGTGGCTTTGGTGCTGCTCCTGTTAAAGGGGAAGGCTCCGCAGTTTCATTTGACACAGCAAATGAGTCATTTACGGCTCGATATACACATGAGACAATAGCTCTTGCGTTTGCGATTACAGAAGAAGCTGTAGAGG